GTAAGATCCTCAGAAGTGGTTCCGTATACGGAACCCACATGTGGTACTTATGTACCACTTGGTTCGTTCTTTCAGAACGAACCAGTTTGTAACCAAATTGGTTTTCAAACAATTGCTTACATCTGTAAGCAAGCTCCTTAACCCCCTGCCACTGCCCTTCGGGACTTCTGGCATGGATCTTAAGGTACCCTAATACAAAGTTAGGGTCGGGGTAATAGGCCCCATCCCCACCAATTTCTTGTGGGAAGAACGGGCAGACTGTGTCTGCCTGTTGTGGCACCAGTAAATGCTGGTACAACTGTGCTCGCTTAAATGCGGGCACTAGCTCAACCTGATTGGTTGCGCATACCCACCGGGTTTCTTTTCCCAGTAGGTCAAACCTGCCTAGAGTTGTATAGCTCTGACGGTCAAGTTCAGTCTGTATATTTAATAACAGACGGATACGTACATAATCGACGTAATCCAAAGGACGACCTTGTTTCATCCTTACAATACCACTATCGGATATTGTTTGAGGCACTAATGCTGCCTCTTCACAGAAGAACATACATCTATCTGTGATATAGGTATCTAGTTCAGATACCTTGAACCCCATTGCTATTAGACGTGGGGCATATGTCCCTAACTTAGTTCGGGACTTGTCAAGTGCGACGATATCGTCACCCACTTGACTTGAGAGGATTGGATCAACCTCTCTTCGCACATAGTCTTGTGCGAGTGAAAGTAATACTTTCGTCATGGGATCTCCCATGAACCAACCCCGTTGTTTGACAACGAGGTCGAAGCCGGTACTAACGTACCGGTTTCCACAGTACAGCGTTTTTGCTAGTACTGCCAATGCCAGGGGAAACCCTGGTATTGATGATGATCTGATGATCATCGCCTGCCAGATCTGTCTGGCAACTGAGGGATTACCAAAATCGGTAGCTTCCTCGAGGTCCGAGCAGAATGCAAAGACCCTTGAGCCTGGTGTACAGAGCTCTCCCCAAACAGGATTTTGGGGGTGGAGATCCTCTGTTAAGAGGCTCCATAAATGTCGGGATCCGACAAGACCAGAACGAAGGTTCTTCGTTCTGATAATCTTCTGCCATAGATGGCCGAAGACATACATGATTACCATGTATGCATAGGAGGCTACGGTAATTACCCTTGCCTTTCCTGGCTCACGTACTACGTGGGCACGTACACACCTTGTGTGTACGGGTTTATGCAATGCCGTTTGTACGGCCCAGCATAATAAGTCCTCTGCATTTCTTACAGGGACACTATCCCGAATATCGGTGTAGTTATAGTCGTATTCAACGACTTTTGTCCAACACGACATAGGTATTGGATTCCCCCCGTAGAGGGTGAACTGGAGTATTTCATCCAGTGTCCAATTGGTAAGTGCATACCGATTGAAATCCCG